ACGTCTGTGGAAACCTCGGTCGAGGCCTTTTTAGCAACTGCGGTTGTCATTTACTTTCTCCGAATTTCTGCTGTGTTCAGGACGTATGCGCCGAACATATCGAGGTTGATGGACGTGCCCTTTTCCATTTGCTCACGGATAAAGGCTTTCAGGGTCATCGGGTGCACGTGGATCTTGTGCTGTGGGTCGTAACCCTGCTTCTCTAGGTCGGCAATGAGGTTCTTGACCACATTGTCTTTACCTTTCCCAAAGGTCAGCGTCACATCGTTCTTAATGATGTCTTCGTTCCCACTCGAACGAAGCCAGCCAAAGGCTTCCTCACGACGATCTTCGGGGATGGAAGCGTGGATGATTGGCTTGATTGTTACGGCAACGCCGTCAACGTCGATGCGCTCTGTCCCCATCTCGTCCATCAGGTTGGGGATGAGTTCCGTGGACAGGCGGTGCTTTTCGCCTTTGAGCGCCTTGGTGTGCTCTTCGCTGTCGGCAATCTGCTCCTCGATGCGGCGCAGGGCCTTGACCAAGTTGGACAGCGTCTTCATAACGTCCTTGTCTAAGGACGATAGCGCTTCCGCCTCGTCAAAGATTTCAGACATAGATAGTCGGGCTTCTTGCATAAAGTATCTCCTCTTCAGGGTTGTTTACAGTTGACAAGTAACTTATGTCTCCCGTACAACCACATATAAGGAGGTGACACATGTATGTCAATCATGAAACGTCATTGGAAAATTATTCCTTTAAAACGTCCCCGTATGAGCATCAACGCGAGGCGTTGCGCCGTGGTGCGTATAGACCAGCTTATGGCTATCTGATGGAAATGGGAACAGGAAAATCGAAGACCCTGCTCGACAATATCGGGATGCTGTACCTGTCGGGGCACGTGGACTTCGCCATTCTTTTTGCCCCTAAAGGTGTATACCGCAATTGGGTGTCAAAGGAAATCCCAGAGCACTTTACTGACAGCATTCCGCACCGCACGATCCGCTGGGTCAGTTCGCCCAACGCCGCCCAGTTGAAAGAAATCCGTTCCGTTACCACGCCTTTCGAGGGGGTGACATTTTTTGTCATGAACATCGAGGCGCTGTCCACGGTCAAGGGCCTTGAGGCGCTGATCTGGCTGGGCAAGAAGTTCGGGGCCAAGGGCATGATTGGTGTGGACGAATCGACCACGATCAAGAACATGAAGGCCAAGCGGACCAAGAACCTCATTAAGGCGGGCGCATATTTTGCATACCGCCGCATATTGACGGGATCGCCCGTGACCAAAGCGCCACTGGATATCTTTGCTCAAGCGGAGTTCCTTGGACCTCGGCTCTTGGGATGCTCCAGCTACTTCGCCTTCCAAAGCCGCTATGCCATCACGCAGAAGCGCCAGATGGGGGCCCACAGCTTCGAACAGGTGGTGGGATACCGCAACCTTGACGAGTTGTCGGGCCTGATCTCCCAGTTCAGCTATCGGGTCCTGAAGAAGGACTGCCTCGACCTGCCGGAAAAGGTCTACACCACCCGTGAAGTGGATCTGACCCCTGAGCAAGCGAAGATGTACGACGATCTGCGGCAAGAAGGCCTGACGTTCCTTGCTGACGGAGAGTTGGTCTCTACGCACTCGATCATCGCCCAGATGCTGCGCTTGCAGCAAGTCATGTCGGGGCATCTGAAGACCGACGAAGGCGAGATTGTCGAGTTCCCCACCAACCGCCTCGAAGAGGTAGTGTCGATCTGCAGCGAAGCCAGCGGCAAGGTCATCGTCTGGTCGCGCTTCCGGCACGACATCCAGCAGATCACCAAGCGCCTGAACGAGGAGTTCGGGGCAGGGTCGGCTGCGTCCTACTATGGCGACACGTCCGACGATGAGCGGTTGCGCATAGTGCAGGACTTCCAAAAGCCTGACAATCCCCTTCGGTTCTTTATCGGCAACGCTGCCACGGCGGGTTACGGGATCACCCTTACAGAGGCCACGACAGTGGTCTACTACGCCAACAGCTTTGACCTCGAACACCGTATTCAATCTGAAGACAGAGCACATCGCCTTGGTCAAAAGAACAAGGTGTTGTATATTGATCTGATCAGCCCGAACACGATTGACGAAAAGATCGTGAAGGCGCTGCGGCAGAAGATCGACCTTGGAGCCAAGGTCTTGGGGGAAGAGGCAAGGGAGTGGCTACGGCTAAGTCCAAAACGAACCAAGTAGACAGCGAGGCCGTTGTCCGGCTGTTTGTCGAATCCGTCCGGCAGAAGCGCAAGAGGCAAACTCCGGGGGTCAAGCGCACCCGCAGCGGTATAGTCTCTAAGCTATGTCAGGAGGTCGGGATCACACGGGCCATGGCCTTGTTCATGCTGAAAGATATGCATCAGTATAAGATCAAGGACATCGAGCCTAAGTATCTGCGGGACACCAAAAAGAAGCCTCAGTTGCGCTGAGGACCCAAGATTTGTGAGTGGGCTTCTTTGATCAGGAAGGCCAGTTCCCGCGCCAGTGACCTGTCATCGAAGTCGGCCAGTTCGCGCAACTTGTCGTAAACGTCGATGGGAACGGCCACGTTCCTGAATTGTATGTCCTTGGCCCTTGGCACTTGGTCTCTCCTGATCGTTCATGAACGTCTATAGCAGGGAGACAAGTAGGAAGCAACTGGGCTGAATGTCAGTCTTCTACAGGTCGGCTGTTGAACTCGTCAAGCGCATCTGCGGCCTTGCGCATCAGGTCGGGGTTGTCCCGAAAGCCGCTCAGGCCCCTGTTGCAGTGTGTGCATAGAATAAATCGGGCTGTATTGGTTTTGTGGCAGTGGTCAAGCTGCCAGCCCTTCTTATGGTGTGGGCTATCGGACCCGCATATGGCGCAGACGCGCCCTTGACTATCAAACATCTTTTCCCATTGCTTCTTGGTGAAACCTAGCCCCTTGGCGCGTTTCTTGAAATTGTTTTCCTCGCGCCAAGCAGGGTCTTCCTCTGCCTTCTTGCGTTTTGCTTCCCTGCCACGCGCCAAAATAAGTTCACGATTCTTCATAGCGTATTTTAGAGACGCCGCCCGCCATATGGCTCTCTGCTTTTCGTCAGCCATCGATGTTCGGGGAGATTGGTGAGGGGCGATTGGGGAAATAGGCCGTAGCGCAGTCTGATTTCGACCAAAACAAAAACACCCGTTGCCGTTTGTTAGATTGTTTCACGACCCTCACAGCCCTTTATCAACGGGCTATGCTTGGTTCAAGGCCCTATGTCCTTAATACTACCATAAAAATCCGGCTAAGTCGTGCACTTATTCTTCTCCTTGTATGCCGCATCTGCCAGTAACTCTGGGTCGTTGATGTGATCATACAGTTCCTCTGCATCCACCCCTGTTGACAGTAGGTAGCGAATGATGTCGCGGATGGTATGATCGTCATCAAAGCTGATGTAAGTGACGCCATCATCGTCTTCGGTTTCGATTGGTTTACGTCGGACCTCGGTCATTGGCCCTCCAGTTCAGGTAGCACGGCGCGGGCGCGATTGCCGAAAGGGTCTTTATAGATGGAAGCGTAAAACCGCAGCGTCTCCACCGCCTTGGCGAGTTTGGCTTCAAGTCGTTGGTTTTCAGCAATAAGAACGTCATTAGTTCCTTCGGTATAATCACGCTCACCTTCCAACTGTTCGATGCGGTTTTCGTGGGCCAACAGGATCTGATGCATCCGCAGCCAGTTTTGGTGGCTATCGCCATGATCAAAACCCAGAAGGGTTTGGATACGCTTCTGCTCTTTGAACATCTCCTCCTGTTCCGGCGTCCGCTTGTCGGTGATGTAGACCTTCATTGGTTCCACCTCTTTCAGGTGTTCTGCAACCATGTCGGCGCGGGTTTGTTTCCGCTTGAACGTATTCAGCCACTTCATTTTGTCTTCCCCTTCTTCTTTGCGATGTATTCGAACTTTCCGCCACCAAGCTTGCGCTGGTAGAGGATGCACTTTCCTGCTTCGTATGTCGCAGCGGCTTCCTTCTTGTGCGGCCCGCCAGCGTGTTGCCCAACGTGGTACACGACCTCGTCGCCAGCTTCGGCTTCATCCATAGCCACGCTGAAAAGCCCTTCGGGGCGGCGGCTTACGTCATGTCGGGTGCTCACGGCTCTGCTCCCGTATCCAGATCGTCCAGCCCCATCAGGGCGCGTCCCAGCACGTGGGTGGACTTGGCGTAGTAGAGGGCCGTGGCGTTCTTCTTTGCGGGCCCGTAGACCCGCGCACAGGCAATCGAGCCCGTGTCGTGCAGACGTAGCAGCGAATGCCCTATGGCCTCGTACCTCGCCCGTTCGACCTCTGACGCCGTCACAGACGTGAAGGCTTCGCTAAACAGTTCGACGTACATCTCCGCCCTGTTCCAAACTTCGCCGCCCATGACGATGTTCAAGACCTGACTTTCGATGGTCTTGCGGGCTTCGGTGGGCTTGATACCCGCCATTGCCTTTTCAGTGCCGTCCGTCCGCTTGTAGATTGCCACGGCCCGCCACGGCACACGCTCTAGGTGTTCAGGGAAGTTCTCCACGTAGCCCACCTCGATGGTGTCACCGATGCGGATTTCGTGCAGCTTGGCAATCTTAGGTGCAATCGCCACGATCTGCGGCTCTTCCCCTACGTTGTGCGGCATGAAGGCAAAGGCCACGCCTGACCCTGAAATGGACGCCACCATCATCTCGCTGGTGCGGACGTCTTCCGGCGCGTAATTCAGACCACCCGCCATCAGTTTTTTGCCTCTGCTTCGGACAACGAAGAGTTCATCGCGGCAAGCATAAACTCCACGATCCGCCCCCTGTCGCCGTCAAGTGCGCTGCGCAAGGATTCGGTGATCAGCACAGTCATTGCCCACATGGCAAGGCTGGGCTGGATGCCCGCCGCTTCCCACGTTGCAAAGCACCGCTTTAGGTCCGTGCTGATCTTCTCGAAAGCTTGCGACTCCGCCGTGCTTTCATGCGTGATCTGGGTCATTTGAATTCCTTCATGATTTCTTCTGTCGTCCATATGCAGTCGTCCAACACGACCTGTTCTTGGTCTAACGAGCGGACTTGCCGCTCGTTCCCGATGTATGCTTCGCAAGCCGCCATGTCCTCGAACCTTGGTTCATAAACCACATTCGAGCACACGATTTCCCCGCAGATGAGGGCGATGGCAACGATCACTTGCATTATTCCTCGTCTTCCTCGTCATCCTCGATCTCGCCCAACCCATGGCAGTTGTCGCACTCCGCCATGTAGCCTTCGATGTCGCCGTAGGGGTTTGATGCAGAGGCCCTACAGACCCGCTCGAATTCCCTCTGACCTTGGCCCTCGCATTCTGGGCAGGGTTTGGTGGTCATTTGCTGGCCCCCAGTTCATCCTTCTGGATGGCGTAGACCATCGCGTCAGCAATCTGGAAGGCGCGGTCAGCCAGTTCGTAGGAATTGGCGTTGATGGCCGTGGCGTGGGGGATGAGCGCCATCATTGCTAGGCCCGCATACCATTCGCGCTTGGTCAGTCCCTTGCAGGGGGCTAGACCCGTGTCGTGCGGGTAGGCGTGGAGTTGGGTTGTGTCCATTGTTCTTTCCTTTCAACGAATAAGGGTGATGGGGCCGCGCAGCACGGCGATGAGGTCGTAGCCCGTGACGCTGGGCGGTAGGCTCTTCTCATTGTCTTCCAGATCGTCTTCCTCGCGCTCACACGCGAGGTTGACCCAGTTGTCATCTGTCAGGGCGTCCGGCTCCAGATCGTCCGGCAGGTAGACGTCCGTCAGCATGGTTTCGGCGGTGTCGTAGGCCCGCCAGATCACTACGTATTGCGTCATGCTTCCGCTCCTCTCGATTGCTGATACAGTGTGTTTGTCAGGGTTTGATGCAGCTTGGCGCGGGCAAGGAAGCGCTCTAGCTGGTCGATGTCCTTGAGATCGAGTTCGGCAAACTGGTCCATTGCGATGCTGGACTCGATGATGCGGAGCATGTCGTGCGCCTCTTCTTTGGTGATCGCGATCATTTCAGGTGTCCCTATTCTGACAAGTTGGTGTGATGACAGGCGATCCATTCGCCGTCGATTTTTGCGACTAGGCCGATACCCCCGCCCAGCACTTCGGCTGCGGCCTGTGCCGCCAGATACTGCTCCCACGCTTTGGTGTAGCCGTCATCACAATGCCAGATGAGTTTGCGGACTCTCGCGCCTTTGCTCAGGGGTTCGCCCATGTGGGCGTCAAGGTTGTTATCGACAGAGAAGACGCCCAGTTCATCTACGTAGCGCGGGAAGTTGAGTTTGAGGCTTGTGGTCATGATCAAACCCCATACTTGAGGTTTGCTTCGTCGATGGCGATCCACTTTCCGTTGATCAGTGCAGCCAAGCCGATGTTTTTCTCGTCATGCCCCAAGATGCGGGCGCAAGCTTGCACGGCATGGATTTGGTCAAGGGCGTTAGAGTAGCCCTCATCGCCATCCCATTGCAAAAGGGCACAGACTACGTCCTTTGTTACCTCGTCGTGCAGCCCAATCTCTGGGTTGAGCGTGACAGAGTAGATGGCAAGCTTTTGGATGTATACGGGATATAAGAGGTTAGCCATTTGTGGTTTCCTTTGCGGGTTTCATGAGCATTTCCTTGCGCCAGCGGTAGACTGTGGACATCGCAAGGTTGTTCATCTTGGCGGCGGCGTAGATGCCGTGGTTTTCGGAGTCAGCCAGCACCTGA